GCACCGCGCTTCGCGGCCGACGTCGCACGCATCCGCGCCAGGCTCGGCAAGGCGGACTTGTCGCAAGACGAGCAGGACGCCCTCGAGCAGATCATTGCCGGAGTCGATTTTACGGGCTGGTCGATCCTCGTCGGCGAAGTGGACGCCATTCTGGCCGCTATCGTCGAGGACGGGAGTTACGCCGCTCTCGCCGCGGTTGGAATTGAAACGCGAGCCGCCGAAGGCGCGGCCGGCGTCGTCAACGATTACGCCCGCGCATATGCTCGCGATCGTGCGGCTGAACTCGTCGGAATGCGGTATGACGAGCTCGGACGACTGGTCGAAAACCCCAACGCAGAATGGGCGATCGACCAGACCACTCGGGACTTCCTACGCAGCGCCGTGGGCGACGCTATTGCCGGCGGCTGGAGCAACGACAAGCTCGCCAGCGCAATCGCGGACTCGTACGGCTTCAGCGAGGATCGCGCCATGACGATCGCGCGCACCGAAACGCAGATGGCTGCGAACGCTGGCGCGCTCAACGGCTACAAGGCGAGCGGCGTCGTCGAGCGAAAGCAATGGGTAACTGCCGAGGACGATCTGGTCGAGGAAGATTGCCTGGCGAACTCCGAAGCTGGACCGCAAGGCGACGGCGTACTCGCATTAGATGACGAATACCCGAGCGGCGATGATGCGCCGCCAGCGCACCCGAATTGCCGCTGCGTAATCGTGCCCGTCGTCGACTTCGGCGACACCGCAGAGGGGGCTTGAGTGAAAGACATTGATCTTTTCCTCGCCAAATATAGCGACGACCAGCCGCGCGCTGAGAATGGCGAATGGGAAGGTGGCGGCGGCGGTCGCCAATCCGCCCAGTCTTCGCTCGATCGTTGGAATAACGGCGGCCGTCGCAATGCGGAAATCATGTACGGGAAGGATCACCCGAAGATAGCCGCGCACGAACGGAAATTGAAGGATGCCGCAGCGAAGGAAAAAGCGCGGTCATCCAAATCTTATGACAACCGGAGTAACGCGATGGGACTAAACCTCTTCGTACCAATCACGAAAATCGACGTCGCTCGTCGCGAAGTCTGGGGCCGGCTGGCGCATGAAGTCCCCGACCGCTCCGGCGAAATATTCGACTATGCCGGCAGCAAGCCGTACTTCAAAGCGTGGAGCGAAGGATTCGCCAAAGCGACAGACGGCAAGTCGCTCGGGAATATGCGCGCTATGCACGGCAAGACGGCCGCGGGCAAGTTCATTGCCGTCAACTTTAACGATGCCGAAAAGGCGATCGACGTCGGCGGCAAAGTCGTCGACGACGCCGAATGGGCGAAGGTCGAGGAAGGAGTCTACACCGGCTTCTCGATCGGCGGCTCGTACGTCGGCGAAAAGATCGCCGAGAAGATCGACGGCAAGGATTACAAGCGGTACATCGCGGACCCGGCGGAAGGCTCGCTGGTCGATTCGCCCTGTATCCCGACGGCAAAGTTTTTCGATGTCGTCAAGGCCGACGGCGTCGTCGAAAAAAAGGCATTCAAGGTCGCCGACACCGAATACAAGATCGAAGGCACCGAGGAGCAGATCGAGCAGTTCGCGAAGGACATGGCGACGAACGGCCTCACGATGGCCGACGTGCTCGACATGATCGCCAAAGCGGCCGACGCCAAAAAGAAGAAGGGCGAGAAGCCAGGCGACAAGGCCGACGACAAGGAACCGGACGACGATGCCGACGATACGGCTAAGGTCATGGTCGCTTTCGCGCGCGCCGGCACGCTGGCGAAAACGCTCGCCGACCCGGAACTGCTGCTGGTCGATCTGATGAAGCTCGCCGACGCCGAACTGAGCGACGACGAGCGCAAAGGATTGAAAACTCCGGAAGCCGTCAAGTCCGCGATCATCGCCAAGGCCGGACGGTTCACCGCGGCGCACGCCGACAAGATGCAGGCGATTCACGATCATTCGGCATCGATGGGCGCGACGTGCGGGGCCGACAAGGCGGCGAAGCCGGACGACCTCGCGAAATCAGCCGACGTCGCGGCGCTGCAGAAGTCGGTCGACGAACTGAAGGAAAAGGTCAAAAAGTACGAATCGCAGCCGGTCCCTCACGTCATGCTTCGCGCCGTCACGAAGCAAGTCGCTGGCGATCCGGCAACGACTACGGCGACGAAACTCGCCGACATACCGCTCTATCCTGAACTCACCAAAGCGGATCACGTTTACAACGGCGACGGAAGCGTCGATTACGTTACGTCGTATGCACAGAAACGCTACAAACTGGCGGCCGCTGCTGCTGCATAGCCGGGCCTTCGACAACCTCTAACCTAACCGCAAGCGCAGCAGGAGCAGACCATCATGGAATCAGTAAGCCCGAACGTTCTGGAACTGTTCAAAGAGACGCCCTGGAAAAAGGGCGTCGACCCCGCCGTCGCCATTCGGATTATGAAGTCGTGCCTGTTCAAGGATGACGGCTCGCCGAACGCGATCCCGCCAGAGGAACTGCAAAAGCGATTCGGCCAGTCGATGCAAAAGGCGTTCACGCAGCCATCGAGCGCGACGTCCGGCCTCGCGCAGTACGATCTCGAACAAGGCGCGCGGCTGCTCTACCCGGTCACGACCGAGTTCCGCAACATGATTCCGCGCGTCACCGGCGGAACGGGCATTCAATCTAACTGGCGCGCGCTGACCGCGATCAACCCGACGAACATCAATATCGGCTTGTCGGAAGGGCACCGCGGCCCCGCGATGGCGCAGACCGTCGTCGACAAGACCGCGCCGTTCCGCACGTCCGGCCTCGATAACTTCGTGACCGAACAGGCGTATCTAGCCGCGGTCACGTTCGAAGACCTGATGGCGCTGGCCGCGACCACGACGCTGCAAGGCGTGATGGAGGGCGAGGAGCGCATGGACATCGGCGCAAACTCGTCCCTGCTGCTCGGCACGGCGGCAACGCCGGCAGGAACGCCAGTTACTACGGGCGGAACATTGGCCGACGGCTCGACCTATTCGGTCATCGTCGTCGCGTTGACGTACATGGGGATGCAGACCTCGACGTTCCCGACCGTTACCGGTTCCGGCGCTGCTGCCGTACCGGCTGGCGGCGCTGTTCAGCTGCCGTACACACGCTCGAATCTGGACGGCTCGACCGATCTGATCCAGGGATTCTCGGGCATCCAGTCGGCCGCGAGCGCCGCGATCAACGTCTCCGGCGGCACCAATCACGGCTCGATCACCGCAACCGTCACCGCCGTCCGCGGCGCAATCGGCTACGCGTGGTATGCGGGTCTGACGCCTGGCAGCGAGAAGCTCGTTGCGATCACCGGGTATCCGTCGGTCACGATCACGTCGCTGAACTCGACCGGCCAGGTCGCAACGGCGCTGCCGGCGACCGATACGTCGACGAACTCGCTGAACTACGACGGCATCCTGACGCAGATTCTCGCGCCCGGTTCCGGTGCATATTACGTCGATCTCGGCGGGAATCCGCTGACGACCGCGGGTTCCGGCTCCGGTGGTATCACGGAGTTCAATAACCTCATCGCCGACCGGATCGCGACTAACCGGCTCGTGCCGACGGACATCTTCATGGCGCCCGCAGATCAGCAAGCGCTGTCGAAACTGATCCTCACCGGCAACACGAACCTCGCGCCGTTCTTCATGGGCGATGCGAGCTCGGGCGGCATGGCGGCGGCGGTCCAAGCCAAGGTCTACAACAACCCCGTCGGCTTCTCGACGGCGCAGTTGCAGATCCACGCGCACCCGTTCATCCCGGCCGGCACGATCATCTTCTATTCGCGCAGCAATCCGTATCCGCTGTCGAACGTGCCGAACATCATCCGGAAGCTCTGCCGTCGCGATTACTGGCAAGTCGATTGGCCGGTCGTCACGTTGCAGCGCACGCTCGGCGTGTACTTCGATGCCGTGCTGCAGATGTACTTCCCGCCCGCGTTCGGCGTGATCACGGGGGTGAAGAGCTAACTGTCTGAGCGAACCGCGGCGGTGGCGATGGGTCGGGTTTCTCCTCCCTGACCGACCGATCATCCCCTGTCGCCGCTGCGGTCTTTTTCGCAAACGACCATGAATCCAGGCGACCTTACGACTCTCGCTAACGCGAAGGAATGGCTCGGCTTATCCGGCGTCGCAATCGCCGGTATAAGCAATGCCAATCCTGCGGTAGTGACGCTCGCGTTCGCGCCAGCGACGCCGCTGTCGACGGGCCTTACGGTCGGTCTGTCTGCGGTCAACGGCACGACGGAAGTCAACGGCAACGAGTATGTGATCACGATGATCGATACCAAGACGTTTTCGATCCCGGTCGATTCGACGGCGTTCGGCGTCTACGTCGACGGCGGGCTGGCAAGCCTGTCCGATACGCTGATGCAGCGCTTGATCTCGTCGGTATCGACGTTCATTCAATCGGCGCTCAATCGCACGATTCGCAATCTGCCCTACGTCGAGTTTCGCAGCGGCCTCGGCGGCCCGACCATGATGCTGCTCAATTTCCCGGTGACGAGCGTGGCGAACGTTACCGTCGACGGCATCCCTGTACCATCGCGCCCGCCGCTCGGCGTCGCGGTCGCGCAGAACTTCATCGGCTTCGGCGGCTACGCTAGCCGCGGGCCGTCCGGTTTCACCTTCGATCAGTATCGCGTCATGCTGAACGGCTACGAGTTCCGGCGCGGCTTCGCGAACATCCAAGTCGATTACGCGGGCGGCTATCTGGTCCCGAGCGAAGTGCAGAAAGTCCCGTCGAGCGCGCCGTATACGCTCGTGACGCAGGCGCACTGGAACGCGGGCGACCGCGGCGTTACCTACGCCGACGGCACGCCTTTGACGTCGGTTTCGTTCGGCTCCGCGCTGACGCAAGGACTGTACAGCGTCGATCCGAACGGGACTTACTACTTCTCGTCGAGCGATGGAGGGACAACCGTGCTGCTTTCCTACGGTTATGTTCCGTTCGACGTCGAGCAGGCGGCGGTAGACATGATCGGCGACTGGTTCAAGTATCGCGATCGCATCGGACAGACCTCGATGGGCATCGAGTCGCAGACCATAGCCTTCACGAATACCGCTATCACGGCGCGAGCGCAGGGCGTGCTCAATCAGTACAAGCGCGTAACGCCGATCTACTAGGAGAATAAGATGCTATTCGAGTTCATTCTGTTCGCTATTCTCGGCTGGGCCGTGTTTACGACGTGGCCACAGCCGATTCCGTCTAGCCGTTGGCTGCTGGCGGTTATCTTCGTCGTACTGATGATCCTCTGGTTGGTCGTTGGCGTGACCGGATTCAGCCTCGGGAATCTACACGTCCCGCGATGAAAATCAACCGACCGAATAACTGGGAGCACCATCAGCGGTTCGCTGGCAAGGTGCCGCACCCAGGCGAGTGCGGAACGGCGTACGTCATCACGCCGCAGGATGATCCTGCCGAAGCCGCTGATCGCGTTCGCAAGTTGCGCGAAGCGGTTATGGAAGTTACCGGGATGCCTACCGCGCCGATTCGGCCGCCGATGGGATTCGTTCGATGATCTCCGGCTACATCATCGGCGATAAGGCGCTGGTCGCGCGAATCCGCGGCGCGGGTATGGTCGTGAAGGCTGAGATCGACGATACGGTGCGTAAACTCGGCTACGCGCTCGAGCGAAAGGTCGTCAATGATTACCTGCATGGCCCCCGGCCGCAAAGGCTGGGGTTTCGGCATGGCAAGC